AGGATAGGTAGCGTAGGGGGCATTTCTATCGTTAGACAACATTTTTAAAAAATAAAGGGGGGTGTGAAATGTCTACGAAAAAAGAGCGTCAAAAAATTGTTGCCGATAAAACAGAAGCTGAGAAAAATCGGATATTAAAAATCATGCGTGACGCAGATATTTACACCCTTACTTTAGATCCATTAATTGAATCGTATTTAGATATTTTCGAAGTTTATATGACGATGTTTATCGAATGGAAAGAAAAAGGATTTCCACCTACTCAACGTCACACCAATAAAGCAGGGGCCACAAATAATTCAAAGCATCCATTGGCGCAGCAAGTAGAAACCTGGGCCGATAAAAAAACAAAAGCATTGGATTTATTGGGGCTTACTAATAAGGCTAAACCAGGTCGACAAATCACTGGCGGTTCCTCTGTAAGAAAAGATGAAGAGTTGAAGAAACCAAAAGCTACAGTAAGTCCATTAGATAAACATCGTGCAAAATGGCGTGGTGCAAAATGATTGAACGTGGCGTTAACTATGCAGATATTTATGCAAAAAAAGTAAGGAAAAACCCTAAAAAATATCCCGATACTATCAAAGCAATGGTAGATCGTTATTATAAATGGAAAAAGCGTAAAGATATTTGGTTCGATGTGGACCGTGCTAATGAAATGATGGATTGGGTTGAAACGTTTGTTCGTCATACTAAAGGTGATTTAGCAGGGCAACCTTTTATTCTTGAAGATTGGGAGAAATTCGCTTATTCCTGGATTTATGGATGGGTTCATGAGAATGAAAAAGGACAAATTGTCCGAGTTACTCGAGAAGCTTACATTCAGGTTCCTAAAAAAAATGGTAAAACTTTAATCGGTGTTGGTGGCCTTGGTTATGCGATGTACGGTGAAGGAGTACTTAGTGCCGATTGTTATTGTTGTGCGAGCGATTTTAATCAGGCTCAATATGCAGCAAAGCCATTTGCAGCAACAATTATGAACCATGATGTATTAATGGATTGTTCACACATATATAAAGGTCCAAAAGGAACAATTTCTAGTGTGACATATGATTATATTCGTGATGATTTGGCTTATCAGAACCAATTCATCGTAATGAGTAAAAACATTCAATCCATTGAGGGTTCCAATCCACACTTCATTCTAAATGATGAGCTTCATGCTCAAGAAAATATGGATCAGTACGACAACTTTAAATCAGCGCAGGTTTCTCGTGCCGAGCCGATTATGTTTAATATATCAACGGCTGGTAAAGGTTCTTCATCGGTTGGTATGCGAGTATATCGTGAAGCAAAAGAAGTATTGAAACGTGATGATAATGATTCAAGTTTCGTCATGATTTATGAACCAAATAAGAATTATGATTGGACAGATCGTAACGTTTGGGCAATGGTCAATCCGAACATTGGTGTATCCGTAACGATGAGTGCACTTGAAACTGAATTTATCTCAGCATCACGTTCAGCGCATAAAAAAGCTGAGTTTCTTTCTAAGCATTTGAATGTATTCGTAAATGGGGCTGAAAACTTCTTTGAACAAGGACAAGTTGAACATGTTCTTGTGGAAGACCTGGGTGATTTGACAGGTGAAACTTGCTATATCGGTTTAGACTTATCGAAAACAACCGATTTAACATGTGTGAGCCTGAATTTTCCTAACTCTGGTTATACCGAAGATGGAAAGTCTATTATAAAAGTTAAACAAATGTATTTTGTACCTAATGAAGATATTGAACATCGTGAAAAAGAAGATAACGTTCCGTATACTGATATGGTTGAACGTGGATTTGTTACTTTTTGTGATGGGAAAATGATAAATCAAGACCAGGTTATGGATTATATTGTGGAATGCTTAAATTTGTATGATGTACAACAAATAAACTATGATCCAGCGATGTCTCAAAAGTTAATTGAAAAACTGGAGAACCTTGGTCTTGAGTGTATTTCTGTAGGTCAATACCCTAACGTTATGAATGCAATGATGGATGATTCAGAAATACTTATTTATGAAAAACGCATAATGACCGATAATCCTTTGTTTGTTTATTGTGCTCTTAACGTTGTAGTTGTAACAAATATCAATGGAATGAAAGCACCAAGTAAGCGACAGTCCAAAAAGAAGATTGATGGATTTGTTGCTTTTTTATGTGCTCATAAAGAAACAATGATGGTTATGGATAGCATAACAGAAGAGGGAATGGATGAATTGATTGGTGATATTTATCGATAAGGAGTGAATGGGAAATGGATTATGGAAAAGCATTTGATATTGTGAAACAAGGTGAGAAAGGAATGCGTCTTCCACATTGGCAACCTGATGTCGTTGTTCGCGCTCAGTTACCAGATGAAAATAGTAAAATGACGCATCCATATTTATATGTAAGCAGTCGTTTTGGCAATGTACCGTGGATTGAAACGGTAGTAGAGAAATTCTCTGATAATTGGGAGGTAGTTGAATAATGAAAAACACAGTTACGTCAAAAGAAGTAAATACTATTTTGCAAGGTTCTCAAATTGATGTGAAAACAATCTTTAATAAATGTACTGTCGTGACCGCTCAATTACCGAATGGTTTTATTATTGTAGAAAGTTCAGCATGTGTAGATCCTGTTAATTATGATGAAAATCTAGGTGCGGAAATCTGTATGAAGCGTATAGAGAATAAAATTTGGGAGTTAGAAGGATATAAGTTGCAAAGTAAATTACACGAACAAAAACTTGGTTAGGATCCTTTTAATGTTCGTTTCTTGAAAGGCGGTGAGAAATTGGGTTTAAGGGATAGGTTTTCAAATTACTTATTTAAAAAGGCTGAAAAGCGCGGCTACCTTGATGATGTATTAGGAAAAAGCATTCGGTATGGCGGTGTGTATGTTACGGATTCAAACATCTTGCAATCTAGCGATGTTTACGAGTTGTTGCAAGACATCAGTAATCAAATGGTATTGGCTGATATTGTTGTGGAAGATGAATTTGGTAATGAAATTAAAGATGATATTGCACTTAAAATCTTAAGGAATCCTAACAATTATTTAACGCAATCTGAATTCATTAAATTAATGACAAACACCTATTTACTCGAGGGCGAAACATTTCCAATATTAAATGGTGCTCAAATACATTTAGCTTCAAATGTTTTTACAGAGCTAGATGATAATTTGGTAGAGCATTTCAATATTGGTGGTCATGAAATTCCTCCATTTATGATTCGTCATGTGAAAAATATTGGCGCAGATCATTTAAGAGGAAAAGGCCTTCTTGATTTGGGAAGAGATACACTTGAGGGCGTTATGTCAGCAGAGAAAACTCTGACGGATAAATATAAAAAAGGTGGACTATTAGCATTCTTGTTAAACTTAGATGCTCATATCAATCCGCAGAATGGTGCGCAGTCAAAATTAATCAATGCAATTTTAAATCAACTGGAATCCATTGATGAAGCAAGGTCTGTAAAAATGATTCCACTTGGAAAAGGGTACTCAATTGACACACTTAAAAGCCCGTTAGACGACGAAAAGACCTTAGCATACCTAAATGTATATAAGAAAGATTTAGGTAAGTATTTAGGTATAAATGTGGATACATATACGGAGTTAATCAAAGAAGATATTGAGAAAGCGATGATGTACATCCACAACAAAGCAGTTAGACCAATAATGAAAAATTTTGAAGACCATTTGAGTCTTCTTTTTTATGGTCAAAATTCAGGGAAACGAATTAAATTCAAAATTAATATTCTTGATTTCGTTACTTATAGCAACAAAACAAATATCGGTTATAACCTTGTGCGTACAGCTATTACTTCACCTGATAATGTCGCTGATATGCTTGGATTCCCTAAACAAAATACACCTGAGTCACAGGCTATATACATTTCAAATGACGTAACTGAAATCGGCAAGAAAGAAGCAGCCGATGGTTCATTGGGAGGAGGTGAAGAGAATGAAAATTGAGGTCCGAGGGAATCAAGTCATACTTGATGGTTATGTAAACGTTGTGGACAGAGAAAGTCGAATGTTGCCTTCTCCAAGGGGATATTTCAAAGAGAGAATTGTCCCTAAGACGTTTGAAAAAGCGTTAAAGAAAGCAAAGAATGTGGACTTACTGTTTAACCACAATAAAAATAGAAAGCTTGGTTCTATTGAAAATGGAAATCTAGAATTGTATGAAGACAATATTGGTTTAAGAGCCATTGCTACGGTTACAGATGAACAAGTAATTCAAAAAGCTAAGAATAAAGAATTGCGTGGTTGGTCATTCGGTTTTGTTTCTGAAAAAGATTCATGGGAAGAGGGCGAAGCTGGTGTTCAAAAACGATCTATTGAGGAACTAGAGCTTTTAGAAGTTTCAATTTTGGATATGACACCAGCCTACGTTGCAACTTCAATTGAAACCAGGGGCGAAGATACAGCCATGATTGAAATGAGAAGTGAAGAAGCAGCTATAAAAACAGTTGTGGAAGATGATACAGAAGAAAGAAACAACATCGTTAAACAAATAAAAAAAGTCCTGGAGGGAAATTAACATGAATTTAAAAGAAATCTTAAAAGCATCTCAAGCACGAAATAAAGCTCGATTAGCAGAATTGCAAGGGAAAGTAGAGAAAGGTGAGGTTCGTTCAGAAGAATTAGCAGCAGTTAAGGCTGAAGTAGAAGCGTTAACTGAAGAAGCAAAAACTCTTGCTGATGAATTAGCGAAATTAGAAGAGGAAGAAAAGGAAGAAGATCCAGACAAAAAGAAGGATGAGGATCCAGATAAAAAAGAAGATCCAGCCGCAAAAGAAAACACAGATGTAAAAACTGAACTGTCAGAAGAACAACGTTCCGCCATCTCAGCATCTATCGCAGCAGCTCTTTCTACTAAAGGCCATCGCACAAATAAAGAAACAGAAATTCGTTCCGTATTTGCTAACTACATTGTAGGTAATATCGATGAAAAGGAAGCACGTGCATTAGGATTAGTTACTGGTAATGGTTCTGTTACAATTCCAGATTTCTTAAGTAAAGAAATTATCACGTATGCTCAAGAAGAAAACTTCTTACGCCGATTAGGAACAGGGGTAAAAACAAAAGAAAACATTAAGTACCCTGTTTTAGTTAAAAAGGCAGAAGCTCAAGGTCATAAAAACGAACGAACAAATAATGAAATTCCAGAAACAGATATCGAATTCGATGAGATTGAACTATCTCCAACAGAATTTGATGCGCTTGCTACTGTAACGAAAAAATTATTAGCACGTACAGGTTTACCGATTGAACAAATCGTTATGGACGAATTGAAAAAAGCTTATGTTCGTAAAGAAACTCAATACATGGTTAATGGTGATGAAGCCGATAACATCAATGATGGTGCATTAGCAAAGAAAGCCGTTGAATTTAAAACGGATGAAAAAAATCTTTATGATGCATTAGTAAAAATGAAGAATACACCGGTAAAAGAAGTACGTAAAAAAGCACGATGGGTATTAAATACGGCAGCACTAACAAAAATTGAAACATTGAAAACAGATGACGGTTTCCCATTACTTCGTCCATTTAACCAAGCAGAAGGTGGAATTGGTTATACATTATTAGGATTCCCAGTTGAGGAAGAAGATGCAATTGACATTGCAGGTGAACCGGATACACCAGTATTCTATTTTGGAGACTTCTCTAAATTCTATATTCAAGATGTTATTGGTTCATTAGAAGTGCAAAAGTTAGTTGAGTTATTCTCACGTACAAACCGTGTAGGTTTCCGTATCTGGAACTTATTAGATGCACAACTAATTCATTCACCATTTGAAAATCCAGTTTACAAGTATGTTTTAAAAGCTTCTACTGGAGCTTAATATGAATGAATTAATTGAGAAATTAAAATCTCATATTCATTGGGAAGAGGGTATGGATGAAACCATGCTCTCTTTTTATATTGAACAAGGTCAACGATATGTAAAGAAAGCATGTGGAAGAGAAGTCGAATACCTGGTCATTATGTGTGCGGGTATTTTTTATGAATATCGTGTAGCAGAAAAAGAATTAGGTCAGGCTCTTGATGCGATGACACCTTTCTTTATCCAGGAGGTTTATGATGCCGAAGAGACAGACGAATAAGCTCAAATGGATGGGAGAGCTACTTAAATTAGGTGAGACCATTGATCCAGACACAGACCGTGTTGTAATGGGGTACCCGAAAGTTCGTAACATGAAATATAACAACATTGGAGTTACGGCCACTGACAAATTCACGACAAAAGATACGAATGAAATTGTAAAGAAAATTGAAGTTCGTATCGATCGTGATATCGAAAACAATCAAAAGGATTACCGTGTCAAAGTTGGTGGCCGTATTTACGATGTTGAGCGCATTTATGTAAAAGAAGAAGACCGATTGATGGAGGTGTCACTGTCTTATGCAAATTAACTTTCAAGAATTAAGGGACATCATGAAAAAATCAGGTATCCCAGTATATCGTGATGAAGCTCCTTCAAAAGCTAGGTATCCGTACATTGTGTATGAATTTGTGAATGAGCAACATAAGAGGGCATCTTCTAAAGTTCTTAAATCTATGCCACTTTATCAGATTGCAGTCATCACGGATGGTACTGAAAAGGATTACGAGCCATTAAAGGTTGTTTTTAACGATGCAGGCGTTTCTTATTCTCAATTTGATGGAATGGGTTACGACGAGAACGACGACACCATAACGCAATTTATAACGTATGTGAGGTGTGCAAATTAATGGCATCTAACAATAACGGTTTTGCTGATGCTTTGGAAGATATTAATACGTTGCTTAGAGTTAATAAACAAGTAGAAAAGAAGTTTTTAGAAGAAGCGGCAGAGTATTTCATAAGCAAATTAAAACCAAAAATTAAATTGTCCAATAAGAACAAGAAAACACATTTAAGAGAAAGTTTGAAAGTTGTTGTTAAAAATGATCTTGTATCTGTGGAATTCGAAGATGAAGCTTGGTATTGGTACCTATACGAAAATGGCCATAAAAAAGTAAATGGTAAAGGGCGTGTGAAAGGAAAACACTTTGTACAGAATACCTTTGATGCAGAGGGCGACAAAATAGCAGAGATCTTAGCTCAAAAAATAGTGGATAAAATGGGAGGTTGATTTTAAATGACAAAAGAAAAAGCGTTATTATATCCAGTTGGTATTGAATCATTATTTATTGCAATGATGGTAGGTGGTAAGGATTCGAAAAGTGCAATGCCCACTTATGAAGAAATTGATGTATTAGATGTTATTAGTGAACTTGGTATTGCTGGTAATAATACTACTATTACAAAATGGGCATCTAACAAACTATTTGTTAATGCAAGTAAAAATACTAAATATACATTATCCCTATCTCATGTTGCTTTGCCACAAGAAATTAAGGATGCAATTTTAGGATACGTTGCCGCAAAAGGTATTGTATTTAATAAAGGAACATTAAAAGAGTATCCAATGTTCGCGGTAGGTTTTGTAGCACCACTAAGTGATGGTTCGCGTGTTGGTCGTTGGTATCCTCGTGTACAAGTCGTTCCGTCCGAAGAAACTTATACTACAACTACAGAAGAGTTCGAGATTAAAGATCAGTCGTTAACAATGGAAGCTACACCTTTACTATTTAACGATGTAACAGAAGTAGATTTTTCAGAAGCACGCGCTTCAGCAACTGGTATTAAAGTTGAGGCTTTTATGAAGCAAGTTATTTGTGACGAATCTCAATTAGCAACTATTAGTACAGGAGAATAGGAGGGATATTATGGCACGTTTAAGTGATTTAGTTAACGTTGAAATAAATATAAATAAAATCAAAATACAGGGTGTAGAAATTCCTGTTATTTTTTCGTTTGAATCATTCCCTTATGTGGAAGAATCGTATGGGAAACCGTATCATGAGTTCGAAAAAGAAATGAATGATATGGTGAAACAAGGTAGCTTCTCATTGGGGGAAAAGGAAGCTAAGCTGATGCGTTCTTTAATTTATGCAATGGTACGAAGTGGTGGGACGGAATGTACACCTACAGAAATTAAACATGCAATTCCACTTTACGATGTACCTGGTATCTTCCAAGTTGTATGGGACATTTTTAACAATCAAAATTTCCAAACTGAAGATATGGAGAAGTTAAAGAAGGATGAAAAAAAGTAAAAAATGTGTTTACCAAGGAATCTCAGTCCGAGTTGGACTGGGATTTTTATTTTTATGTTGGTAACACATTGCTTGGTTTGAGTATGAATGACTTTTGGAAAATCACTCCTAATCATTTTTTAAAACAATACATTATGCATCTTAGATATAACAATCCGGATGCATTAGTTGAAGAGAAACCAAAACAAATCTACACGTTAGATCAGACTCCATTTTATCGATAAGTGAGGTGAAAATATGCCAGGGAATAAAGAAAGAAACGTTGTTCTTAATTTCAAGATGGATGGCCAAGTTCAGTATGCTCAGACATTGAAGCAAATTAACATGGTTATGAATAACGCAGCAAAAGAATACAAGAATCATATTGCAGCGATGGGTCAAGATGCCACAATGACTGATAAATTAGCAGCTGAAAAGAAAAAATTAGAAATTCAAATGGAAGCAGCTAAGAAACGTACATCAATGTTACGTGCTGAATATGAAGCAATGTCTAAGGATACTAATACAACAGCCGAACAGCTCAATAAAATGTACGGTAAATTACTTGATGCGGAACGCGCTGAAACTTCTCTTAATAATGCAATGAAACGAGTAAATGAAGGTCTTTCAGAGCAAGCAATTGAAGCGCGAGAAGCACGTGGGGACATGGAGAAACTTGGGGCGAATACTAAACAACTAGAAGCGGAACAAAAACGACTGACAAGCTCATTTAAGCTTCAAAATGCTGAGTTAGGTCAAAATGCTAATGAAGCAGATAAGTTGGAATTGGCTCAGAAACAATTACGTCAACAAATGGAAATGACGGATAGAGTCGTCCACAA